TTTTCTTTTTGAATTTTTTTGCACTGTCGGTAGCTTTTTTAAATCCACCACCTGCTTTTTTAGTAAAGTATCTAAATGCTTTACCTAGAAATTCTGGACTACCTTTTACAGCTTCAGTTAATTTTTTTCTAAACTTGCTCTTACCAACTAAACCACCAAGTTTTGAAGCCGCTTTCAGACCAAGATAGGTTGCACCACCTGTTACAGGTAACGCCGCTATAAACTGAGTAGGATTTTCTTTTATCCATTTAAAAAACTCTGGTATATCCTGCTGACCTTTTTGCAAAGACCTTGTACGACTTTTACCAAGTTTTTTTTCCATTTGCTCTCGTTTAAATAATATTTTACGATTGATAGCTTCTTTTTCACTTTTATCAAAGATAGTTCTATCGCCAATAGAAGGTTTATTTTCTGATTGTTTTTCTTCTGTTTTAACTTTGTTTTCAGGTTTTTTTATTACTTCTTTTTGTTTCTCTTCTTGTTTATTTACTTTATCTTTAGTTTTGTTTTGTGCTGATGTACTTAAATCTGTTTTAGTTATTGGTACATTATAAAGAGAATTGTCTGTAGTTGTTACAGTTTTATCACCTGTTCGTTTAACATTAACTTTTGACTTTCTACCTTTCTCTTGCATTTTTTTACGAAGAAAGGCACGATAAGCACCCATATTAGCACGAGCAGTAAAGTTTGTAGGATTACGCCTTAGTTCTTTTTTTCTATCTTGAGGTGAGTACGCCATATTATCCTTTTTTCTTTCTTAGCATAATAATTCGTCTTTGTACACTTTTGGGCAAATCTTTAAAATGAAATAATTTTTTGCTAGATGCAGTATGTGTTTTACCAGAATGAAGTTCACCATTCGGCATTTTATGAGAACCTCCTAAGTGAACTCTACCATCTTTGGTATAATGTTTTACACCTTTCATTAGTAACCTCTTTTCATAGGTTTTTTCTTTTTCATAGTTTTTTTCTTTTTTGTAGTTCCGTATGATTTTAATGTACTAGGCATTTTTACTCCTTTTCTTTTTATTTTTTAATCGTATTGACATTGCTTTAGCTTTACGCCGTGCATCTTCTTTACTTGATGCACCCCACGCTCTTAATGACAAAAGTAAACGAGTTGGTCTACCTTTGCTATCTCGTTCAGGGCCGGGCATATTTCCCATCCTAGCTAAAAAGGATGCTCGTCTAGGATTATCTCCAGACTTCACAGGTGCTTTTAATGTGCCGCCCTTATAAGAAGCACGACCTTTTGCATTTAAACCACCTTTGGGATTCTTACCTTCTTTTCGTGTCCAAGCCGGTGTACTAGGCATTAGAATATTATATGTAAAGTTATTTGTATAACTGTAGATACTACGAAGTATGTAATCATTTTTTTTGTTTCCTTTTATATCTAGCTACTTTTTCTTTATCTGTTAATGTTTTTGAAGTAGAAAGATGCTGTGTTCCTTTTTTTCTGGTAACCCTTCTTTTGGCTAAATATTTTTTATTTCTTTTACGAACTTTTTTAGAAGGGGTGTCATCATCTATTGCTCTATATTTTTTCATTACATATCCCCAAGTATTCTCTGTTAATTTTGATGCCTCTTGTTCAGATGGAGTTCCGTGAGCATAAGTTGTGGAACTAATAGGATTTTTTCTTACTATATTTCTTCTTCTTAAACTACTAAATGTTCTTTTGGTAGCACCTGTAAAAGGATTAACTTGTGTAGATGTCATCTCAAAAGGATTTGCGGCACTATTGCCTATTTCAACTCTAGGGTCATAGTAATTAGGATTTTGCTGAAGTTCTTTATCTCTTTTTCGTGCATCTGACGATCTTCTCATCAAATACTTTTTCTTTTTTTTCTCTGCCATTACTTTTTCCTTTTTTTCTTTTTTTTATTTAGTTGCAATAGATTTGGGCGTACCCCAAATTTTTCTAAATTTTCTAGTTCTTTTGCTCGTTCAATATACATATCCCGACCAAAAATTTTATTATGTGCTTCGGCTTGTTTGTCAACTAATTCTCCCTCTTCTAAACCAATGGCGTTAGTAAACCTATTTTCATTCCCTATTGCTTTGTGAAATTTTCTTACGAGTCTTTCTTTTAGATTTGGTTTTCTTTTATATCTGTTTTTTTTACTAACTTTTCTTGTGGCTAACCTTTTCTTTCTAGCTTTATCTATTTCTGTATCTTTTGTTTTACTTGTCATAATAAAACCTTAACAGAAAAAAAAAAAATTGCAACGAACCTTGAAAGACTTTAATGAGTGAGTAGGACTATATGTTAGGGCCACATATCACTTTTTTAGACCCCCATAGCTACTTTAGGTCTATGTTGATGCGGAAATCACCCTTGACCATATGTTGGTGCTTATCTGGTGCTTTAAATCCTGCTCTGTCAAGTATATCCTTACTAGCTTCTAACTGTACATACTCTGACTTAGCACCAGTACATAGGTCAAGCAACCTAGATTGAGCCTTGACAGCACTCATACCCAAGTTATGAGTTATCTGTTCAAACATATACTTCTGTACTTCTGGATTTCGTAGCATACGACTTGCACTTACTCTGGAACTATTTCCCTTGTATCCTGCTACTTTGGACGCTTCTGTAATCGTACAACCTGTTGCTACGAGTGTATCTACTAACTTCTTTGCTCGTGGTGTAATCTTGTTCTCTTTGATTGAAACGGACATACTCTTCATATATCAGTACCCGTTGAAAAAGTCAACATACCTGATGGAGATAGCCTTGAGGCTTCAAGGCTATGTGAAAAAGCTAATTGATAAGTCCAGAAATATCATACAAACAGGCCCTGCGGATAGGCGCAGGGTTTTTGGGGGTCAAAACAATTTATTGATTCCCCTAATTTTATGCATTGGTTGTGGGCGTGCTTTATTAGCCCTTCGGGCCACGCCCCCATTATTTTGGTAGTAGGCATAAAATTAGCACTAACGCCTCAAAAATTGTTTTGACCCCCAAAAATTTGTATGATATTTCGTTCCCAAATTATGAAATGTGATGGTTATGTTAGTAGTCATTCGTTTCATAAAAGGAGAGAGGGCAATTATAGCTCAAAAGCGTGTCCTCTCTTTACATTTTAACTCATACAACAAAAGGAGATTATAATGAGTAAAAATACAACAAAACAACAACCCGTCCAACAAGGTAAATACATTGAAACTTCAGTATATGTACCAATGAAAGACACAATGATGCATCTTGCTAATAATCATTACTTAGATGATGTAGCATTCCAAACTTCATCTGTACCTTTTCTTGGTATATACAAAGACCTTCGTGCCTTGGACGAACACTTCTATGAAAACTACTATCTTTCAGATTCAATTATGGAAAAGATAGCAGATGAGTTGACAAGGCAACTTCAATACAATGTCAAGAGAATGCTAGATATCAATGACGATATTGCTCTTGATGATGTATGGTCATCTCATCTTAGCAACAAGGATTTGAACAAGATGTTTGGTAATCCTCACTCACTTGCTCAAGCTATGGAAGACTATAGAGATCCAGATGTTACACTTCGTCTTGAGCAAAAGAGGATGTTGTCTATTACATCTGTTTATCACATCTATATGGCTCTTGTTGATGTCCTTGAACTTATTGCCAAGGTCAACAATGGTAAGGAATACATACCTTACGAAGCAGGCAAGACCAAGAAAAAAGGAAATGCACCTCGTAAAGATACGAGAGATTTCTCTTAGGTTTCCTTCCGACAATAAGGGTAGAACACACAAGTTCTACCTTTGTTGTTTTTAAACCTCTGATGATTCAGGTAACTGCTAAAGCAGTTGCTGAAACTTTATATTTGATTTCAGGTAACTGCTTCGCAGTTGCTGAAAACCCCCACAACACACAAACATTGTGGGGGAGATTCCGAGTAAAATCAAATCACTATCATCAGATGTCTATGTGTATCTACAAGACTTCATAGATCAAGCGTGGTACTATGAAATCCTGTAGTTGCACAACCCGGATACTAGCTATGTGCAACTATGTCAAGACTAAATAGGTTTGAGTCCTATGCTTGACAAAAGGTTTTTGGAATTTGTACCTACTTGACGACTAACAAACAAAAACATTTAAACTGTAGCTACATCTT